GAAAGTCAAGGCAGAGGTAGTGCGCATACTAAAAGTTTATGGTGCGTACTACTTCTACCCTGTTGCTGGCGGCTACGGTGCTGCTGGTATCCCCGACATTGTGGGTTGCTACAACGGTAGGTTCTTTGCTGTTGAATGCAAGGCTGGCAAAGGCAAGACCACTGCACTTCAGGATAAGAACATAGCGCAGATTCATGGACAGGCTGGGTACGCCATCGTGGTGAACGAGACCAACACACAAGATGTTGCCGAGATGATGAAGAGGATATGGGAGTTAGATTTTGGAACGAAAGAAACTAAATGAGCGTTATAACCATCGACTTTGAGACGTACTACTCAAAGGACTTCAGCCTGAGCAAGCTGACCACAGAGGAGTACATACGCGACCCGCAGTTTCAAATCATTGGGGTTGCGGTGAAGGTGGACGATAAGAAGACACGGTTCTTCTCGGGGAGCCACGAAGCCATACGCAATCAACTGCAAGAGTACAACTGGGCAAGCAGCATGGTAGTGGCGCACAACGCGATGTTTGATATGGCTATCCTTAACTGGATACTGGATATCAGGCCGATGGCTATCGGTGACACACTGAGCATGGCACGGGCTATCCACGGCATAGAGGTGGGTAACAGCCTGAGCAAGCTGGCGCAGTACTACAAGCTAGGCGAGAAGGGGACTGAGGTAGTCAACGCCAAGGACAAGCGGCGAGAAGATTTCACCAACGAGCAGATGCGCAGCTACGCTGGGTACTGCGCGAACGATGTGGAGATAACCTACCAACTGTTCCTCACGCTCTTACCGCATTTCAACAAGACGGAACTGCGCCTGATTAACTTAACCATTCGTATGTTTACAGAGCCATCATTGAGGCTCGACGGCGTGCTTTTGAATAGTCATCTCATAGAAGTACGTGATAGCAAGAAGGCTTTGCTCACCCAGTCTGGGGCCAACATAGATGACTTGATGAGTAACTTCAAATTTGCAGAACTGCTGCGTGAGTTGGGTGTTGAGCCTCCGATGAAGATAAGCGCGACCACAGGCAAGGAGACGTTGGCGTTTGCCAAGACTGATGAGGAATTCAAAGCCTTGTCTGAACATCCTGATATGCGTGTGCAAACGCTGGTGGCTGCTCGCTTGGGGAACAAGACCACACTGGAGGAGACACGTACAGAGCGGCTGATATCTATCGCTGACCGAGGGCTAATCCCCGTGCCCCTCTCTTACTACGCTGCCCATACTGGACGGTGGGGCGGTGCGGACAAGCTGAACTTTCAGAACTTGCCTAGCCGTGGACAAAATGCCAACAAGTTAAAGAAGGCAATACTCGCACCCGCAGGTCATGTCATCATAGATTGCGACTCATCACAAATTGAGGCCCGTGTGCTTGCGTGGTTCGCTGGGCAGGACGACTTGGTGAAAGCCTTTGCCGAGGGCGAGGATGTCTACAAAATCATGGCATCCGCTATCTACAACAAGCCCCGCGAAGAGATAGACAAGCAAGAGCGGTTCGTGGGTAAGACGACCATCCTTGGTGCAGGGTATGGCATGGGTGGCGCTAAGTTTCAGGCACAGCTAAAGACGTTTGGCACAAGCATTGAACTGGAGGAAGCTGAACGTATCGTGGACACCTATCGGGAAACCTATCCCCATATAAAGAAGCTATGGAGTGATGGCGGCAAGGCGATAGATGCCATGAACAAGAAGAAGACCATCAAGTGGGGAAAGGAAGGCGTAATCACGGTGGGCGCGGAGGGAATCATCATGCCCAACGGGCTGGTGCAACGCTATCCGAACCTGAAGAAAATCAAAGATACGCGAGACGGAAACACTGGGATGCAGTATATTTACGACTCACGCAAAGGCGTGACGAAGCTATACGGCGGCAAGCTGACAGAGAACATTTGTCAGGGTTTGGCGCGCTGTATCATTGGTGAACAGATGCTGCGGATAGCTAGGAAGTACACAGTAGTACTGACCGTGCATGATGCCGTGGCGTGTATCGCACCAAAGGCCGAAGCTGAAGAAGCAATGGCGTACGTAATGGAGTGCATGCGGTATGTCCCTGATTGGGCACAAGGCATTCCATTGAACTGCGAAGCTGGATATGGAGATAGCTATGGAGATTGCTGAGATTGTTGATTACGCTAGACCCTGCATGGAGGCAGAGAAGGCATTGAAGGACGCACATGATGCTGTGTTGGATGGGAAATTTGATGAGGCCATGACCAAGACTATGGATGCATTAGTAAGTGTGCGGCTGATGTACGGTGCGCTGCGGCACATGAAAGAGCGGAATGCACAGAACGAAAAAACCGTATGAACACAAAGCCCCGCTCATCCGCAACTTACTAAAAGCAAACATAGAAGGCTTGACAGCGCAAACCATAAGCATACGTTTGGAAACGGATGAACGCCATATTTACAGGGTGCTAAACAAAATGCCTGATGCATACATTGCAAGTTGGACTGAGGGTAAATACGTGGCTGCAAAATGGTGTGTGGCGTATGTCCCTCCGCACTGCCCACCCCCGCTAAAGAAAGACAAAACAAAGCGAGTACGAGCAAAATGAAACCATCATCATGGAGTTACTCGGGCATAACGCTGTTCGACCAATGTCCCAAGAAGTACTACCACATGCGGATAGCCAAGGACATTTCAGAACCCGCGAGTACCGCCATGATGTACGGCACAGATGTGCATGCCGCTGCTGAACACTACATACGGGATGGCACTCCTCTCCCTGAGAAGTACTCATACCTAAACCCGTTACTGGATAAGCTGAACACGTACCCCGGCCAAAAGTACTGTGAACTTGAGATGGGATTGCAACGGGTGGATGGGCGGTTGCTCCCCTGCGCATTCAACGACCCCAATGTTTGGTACAGGGGCATTGCCGATTTGGTAATCATTAGCCCCGATGGGAAAATGGCGCGTATCATTGACTACAAGACGGGCAAGTCCAGTAGGTATGCAGACACCAAGCAGTTGGCATTGATGGCGGCGTGTGTGTTCCTGCACTTCCCGACTGTCGTGCATGTCAAAGCTGCCTTGCTGTTCGTGGTGGCTGAGGATTTGGTCAAAGCGGAATATGATGCTCCCACTGGGATGCGCATCTTCACAGAACTGGACAAGATATTGGTACAACGGGATGCGGCTTACGAGAGCGAAGTATTTAACCCGAAGAAGAACTTTACATGCAAGGCGTATTGCCCTGTGCTGATTTGCCCCCATAATGGAAGGAGTGGATGATGGCGTACAAGAACAAGGAAGACCGCAATGTTAAGCGGGAGTACGAGTTAGAGAAGACACGAGATGGCGCACACGAGGCCCGCATGGAGCGGCAACGTGCTAGACGAGCCTTAGACAAGAAAGGCGTTGACCGCACGGGTAAGGATGTTGCCCATGTCAAAGCCCTGTCTAAAGGCGGTTCAAACAAGAACGGTGTGAGGCTTGAGCCCGCATCAAAGAATCGGTCATTCCCAAGGAATGCTGACAAGTCAATGAAGTAATTTGGTTTTCGGTTTCGTAGACAGTCTCACGAAGTTAGGTGCAAGTGTGAGTGAGACGAGGGGTGCTATCCCCTGCATGAGATAACTGCATCAGTTAACACGGTAAGGTTCCAACCGCGAGTTAACGGACACCTCGGAAAGACGAGGACTAATTTCCTCCGAACACCATGTTTGGAGTGCTTACCTATAGGAGTCCATGTGGAAATCATTGATAACAGAGCCATCTTATTGAAGGTGCGCAACCCTGACCGCATCACAACGGTCATACCCAAAAGCAAAGTAATCACCGTAGGGGACGGGTTCTCAGAAGTGCTGGTGCATTGGGGACTAGAAGAAGCAACGGTACTGAAGAACCTACGCATTAACGTACCATCACCAATCAACGCTACGTACAAATGGCCCGGCCTGTACAAACCGTTCGACCATCAAAAAATTACATCATCGTTCCTAACCCTGCATCGACGGGCGTTCTGTTTCAACGAGCAAGGCACAGGCAAAAC